TAAAGACATAAAAGAAAAAACAGATACGATTAATGCAAACAACAGAGAGATTGTTTCAGTAACACAAAACAACGATGAGTTACAAAAGTATTTAGAAAGTGAAGTGTCAGCCGATTTAACTGGAGCGCGTAACGATTTAGAAACTATGAATAATGATAAAGAAAGTTTATTTGAAGAAAAGCTTAAGTTAAATGAACAGTTCGGTTATAATAATGTTATTGCTGAAATGTTGAGAGATACTGGTATTAAAACAAAGATTATTAAACAGTACTTACCTACTATTAATAAACTTGTTAACCAGTTCTTGCAAACTCTGGACTTCTTTGTTTCTTTTAACTTAGATGAAAATTTTAATGAAACGATAAAGTCAAGACATAGAGATGATTTTACTTATGATTCTTTTAGTGAAGGTGAAAAACAAAGAATCGATTTATCTTTATTATTTACATGGAGACAAATTGCTAAAATGAAAAATTCAGTATCAACTAACTTATTGGTACTTGATGAAACATTTGATTCATCACTCGATCATGATGGTATTGAAAACTTATTAAAAATATTATCCATGATGGATGCAAATAGTAATACATTTATTATATCACACAAAGGAGATATATTAGATGGTAAGTTTGAATCCAAGATCGAGTTTATTAAAGATAGAAATTTTTCTAAGATAAAAAATTAAATGAAATTAACTGTGTACATTTACATAAAACTATGGTATAATATTATTATAAAATCAAAAAGGAAGGTTATTAATTATGGAATTAAGTGAAAGCACTTTACAAGTTTTAAGAAACTTTTCAGGCATTAATCAAAATATATTGATTAAAACTGGATCGAATATTAAAACTATTAGTGAAGCAAGGAACGTGGTGGCAACTGCCGATGTTACCGAAAGTTTCGAAAAAGATTTCGGCATATACGATTTAAATGAATTCATTGGAGTAATGGGATTAGTCGATACTCCAAGTTTAAAATTTGAAGATGACTTTGTTATTGTTTCTGATTCCTCAGGTAGATCTAAAGTAAAATATTTCTATGCTGCTGAAGAAACATTAACGGCACCTACAAAAGATGTTACTATGCCAGAAGCTGATGTCAAGTTTGTATTAGACAATGATACACTCAACAGACTAAAAAAAGCTGCATCAACACTAGGTCATAGTGAAGTGTCAATAAAAGCAAAAGATGGCGTATTAAGCTTGTCAGTTGTTGAAAATCAAAATGCAACCTCAAATGCTTTTTCTATTGATATTGACGGCGAGTTTAAACAGGACGCTGTATTTAACTTTATAATAAGTATTTCTAATCTTAAGATCCTTCCAGGTGATTATGAAGTAGAAATATCTTCTAAACTAATAACGCAATTTAAGAACAAAGAACTTCCTTTGAAATACTGGATTGCACTTGAAAAATCTTCAACATACGGAGCATAATGACATGTCAGAAAATTTAAAACAATTAAAAGAACTTGCCAATAAAGCAAGTAGAAGTACTGTAGCAGTTGTAGATGCTGTTACACAAAGAGGTGGATTCAAAGGTGAAGAGCTTTCGACTATCGGTGGTTTAAGAGACCAGTGTATTCAAATCATTCAAATATGTGAAGCACTTCAACAAGAAGATGCAATGAATGATACAAGTGATAAAAAACCAGAAGAAAAGAAGTAATGAGTACTGACTTTCTATGGGTTGAAAAGTATAGGCCTAAGATTGTATCAGAAACTATCTTACCTGAATCTTTAAAACTAACCTTCCAAAAGATAGTCGACGGCGGTGAACTCCCTAATATGTTGTTCACTGGTACCGCCGGCTTAGGTAAGACTACAGTCGCCCGAGCTCTATGTAACGAGCTCGGTTGCGATTTCATTCTTATCAACGGTTCTGAAGAAGGTAATATTGATACGTTAAGAACTAAGATAAAACAATTTGCATCATCTGTTTCATTACAAGGTGGTTATAAAGTTGTTATATTAGATGAAGCTGACTATCTCAATCCACAATCTACACAACCAGCGTTACGCGGTTTTATAGAAGAGTTTTCCAATAATTGCAGATTTATTCTTACTTGTAACTTTAAAAACAGAATTATCGAGCCATTACATTCACGATGTGGTGTATATGAATTTAATACATCCAAAAAATCTATGGTGAAATTATGTGAATCCTTTATGGCTAGATGTAAAACTATTTTAGATAATGAAAAAATTGAATATGACGATAAGCCTTTGGCTGAACTTATAATTAAATTTGCACCAGATTGGCGTAGAGTATTAAATGAACTTCAAAGATATTCTATTAATGGCCGAATTGATTCAGGTATTGTTGCTAATTTGCAGGATAAAAACTTCGATGATCTATTCTCTCATTTAAAAAATAAAAATTTTAAAAGTATGCGATCTTGGGTAGTAAACAATATAGATACAGATGCAAGCGCTATTTTTAGAGCTATTTACGACAGAATGTCAGATAAAGTTACGCCACAATCAATACCACAGCTCGTGCTTTTGCTTGCAGACTATCAATATAAAAATGCATTTGTTGCTGACCATGAACTTAATGTGGTAGCATGTTTAACGGAGGTAATGTCAGATGTACAATTCAACTAACTTAACACTATATACACAAGATGACTGTAACTATTGTCATATATTAAAGAAAAAACTTTCTGAATGGGATTTTAAATATAGAGAAGTAAATGTTAGCTATGATATGTTTGCTAAAGAATTTTTAAAAGAACAAGGGCATAGAACAGTTCCTCAACTTTATCTAAACAATATTCATTTAAATAAATTTCCAACTTTAGAACTTACCAAAAAACACATAGAAGAAGAAATCAACTATGAAAATTATATTGGTGGTGTAGAAAGCTGGGCTCCTCTTAAAAGTGCATAGGACGTATAATGAATCCTTTTGAATATTCAAATGCTATAAATTACACTAAGAAAGATATCATGATTGACGATATTGCTGAAAAAGCATATTCGTCATACATGATTAACAGACAGCTATCTTACTTTCCAGATACGGTATTAGCTGCAAACGAGATGAATCGTAATCATCATATCGATAACCGCCTTCAATTTGATTTTTTTATAAATATAATTAGAAAACGTAAAAGGTTTTCTAAATGGTTCAAACCTGAACAAATTAGTGAATTGGATGTGGTTAAGAAATATTATGGCTATAGCAATGAAAAGGCCCGACAAATTTTAACTCTCCTATCCACTGATCATATAAACGAATTGAAAAATAAGGTGGCACAAGGTGGAAGAAAATAACATTGTAGAATGGAACCCAGCAAATATGCTAGAGGTTACATTAAACGAGCCGGACGATTTTCTTAAAATAAGAGAAACACTTACTCGAATAGGTGTGGCATCGCGTAAAGATAATAAGCTTTATCAGTCATGTCATATATTGCACAAACAAGGCAGATACTTTATTGTGCACTTTAAAGAACTCTTTTTATTAGATGGAAAAAAATCTAATCTTGAAGAGAATGATGTTGGACGTAGAAATACTATAGCAACATTAATGAGTGATTGGGGTCTATTAACTGTAGAAAATAAAGAACAATTACAACCAATAGCACCATTAAGACAAATTAAAATAATCTCATTTAAAGATAAAGATGAATGGGAATTATGTCCAAAGTATAATATTGGTAATGGAACAAAATAAAATTAAAGAAGCATATAGAATATTCTTCTTAGTGAAAGGTCATTTAGACGTCACTGAAGAAACAGCTTTGGCTTGTTACGATAACTATTTTAAAAGAATATGGTACAATCAAGAAGCCTGGGTAAGAGAAGAAAGATTTCATATAGCTTATGAAAAAAAATTTGGATCTACTGGTTTAAATTAAGAAAGTAGATACTATATATATTATAGAGGCGCCGATAACCGGGTCTCGTTTAACCTTGCTAGTCAATAGGAGGCAATTATGACTAAAAACTTTATTTACCCAAGAAATGCTTTTTTGGGATTCGATCACATTTTTGATCAACTGGAAAATATCCATTCACACGCGAAGGATACTTATCCACCATATAACGTTGTTAAACACAGCAATATGACATATGAAATTGAGATGGCTGTAGCCGGCTTTAAGAAAGATCATATTGATATTGAAGTAAAAGACCACGTTATGAACATTACTGGTAATAGACCTAAGCGTAGAGAACAAGACGCGTATGTCCATAAAGGTATTAGTGCTCGAAAGTTTTCAAGATCATTTAGACTGTCCGAATATACGGAAGTAGACGGTGCAGACATTCAGGATGGAATATTATCTGTTCAATTAAAGGTAGTCCTACCAGAAGAGAAGCGACCTCGTAAAATTACAATTAATTAACGAGGAAAATTAAATGACAACTTTAACTACAACTTACAATATCACATGTCAAGTGTGCGAATTCATTGCTAACGCATTTAAAAAAACATTAAGAGCTATCATAGTAGGTAGACAAATGGCTGCAAATGCTCAAGTAGCAAGAGAACTTCAACAACTTGGTTTCTATGGAAGAGATGCAGATTTAAAGCATATCATTATGCAATTAAATGATAAAACTTCTAAAGAATACGAAAGATATTAGTATTGTAAAAATCTAAATAAATTAGGCGGGCTGTGCTCGCCTTTTTTATTATAAATAGTAATTTATAGGAGATATGATATGAATATAGAACAGTTAAGAAAAGAACTTGAATTGGATGAAGGAGTTAAATATGAAATTTACAACGATCACTTGGGTTATGCCACTTTTGGGATTGGGCATTTGGTTATTGATTCTGATCCAGAACACGGACAAGAAATTGGAACTGCTGTCTCAGAAGATAGAGTTATTGAAGCCTTCAACTCAGACGTCCAAACCGTGCTCGCAGATTGTGAGCAATTATATTACGGATTTAATGTCTTGCCAGAAGAAGTCCAACTGATCATTGCTAACATGATGTTTAATATGGGAAGACCTAGACTTTCAAAGTTTAAAGGTAT